AATAGATATTAAAATCTTCTGGAGTAATGACAATGTTTTTGACATCAGCATCCCCTACATTATCACTTCCAACATATTCAATAAAATTTTCTGCACTAAATTCTACGTTATACTTTTTATTCTCTGCAAATTGTGTGGCGAATAAATTACGTAAATAATTTGTTACTTTTATTTGATTTGTTGTAGTATTTGCTGTAGTATTACCTAAACGATAAACAAAATCAACATAAGTTTGCACTGGATTTGATGTTACATATTCAGGAAATACTGTAATTATACTTCTTTCCTTTAAGAAATTTATTATTTTGATAACATCAGGATCGTCTGGATTTTTATTTGATGTTACAAATACTCTACCATATTTTGGTGGAGTTAAATCTTGACCACCAAATACATTAAAATCGTTTGGAGTATTAAAAAATCCTGCTTCTAGTAAAAGTGCTTTGTAATCATTTACAGTCACTGCTCTTTCTTGTGAAGCAAACCATTTTGGTGCTAAGAATCTAATATCATCTAGATCTGGAGCATTTCTACCATTAGATGAAGAATTTACTGTTGTTATTGTTCCAGTTGGACTCGTAAATGCAGATATTCCATTTCCAGAAGATCCATTTGTAGTTAAGTATCTAACTTTAATAGATTTTACACTAGTTGTAATTTGTCTTCCTAAAGAATTTTCAACACCAAATAGAATTCCAAATCCAGTAGAAGTTCTTTCTACGAAGTAGATATTTTCACTTGATTGGGAAACATATCCTACGTTTTGTAGACGAGTCCATATATTAGTTTCACTAACCCCCGTTGATAATGTTTCAGTTATAGTTATTTTAATTGTAGATAAATCAAAATTATTATCAGCAATTGAAATTCTTTGATTAGTAAAATCGAAGGATGGAAGAGCATCAAATTCAATATATTCTTGTCCTTCATGAACAATAAATTCTTGAGATTGTCCATCAACAATATCTTGATCTTCTAGATTGTAAAAATTAAAAGATCTACCATCAGAATCTTTGCCAGTGAATGCAGTTCCAGCATTTATTCTACCATCAGTATTAGATGAAATTTGAATTGTTGCAATCGAGCATGTTCTATCTGGAACAGTAAAACCAAGAGGTTTACATAAAGATATCATAGAACTTGTTTTCTGTGCGCTATCCAAAAATGCTTCGGCGTTAATCATATTAGCATAATATGCATAATAAAATGTATTATAAGCAAGTAAATCTATAACAGTTTGTAACGCACTACCTTCAAAATTATATCCATCAAATAAAGTTTGAGTTCTTAGATAATCAGTCAAACTTCGTTTGATATCGTTGAATTCTAGTCCGCCAAGAGTGGTTGGTGTTAATTGTGATGCCATTGTTATCTCGTTCTAATTACTGAAAGACTTATCGTATCAAATATCCCTACACTTGGAATCGAATATTGTATTGTTATGTCTATTCTATTTTCTGATGGATACGGAAGAATGTAGATTTCATCTACCTTCACTCTTGGTTCATTTATTTGTATTTGTTCTAATAACTTAAGTTGTATTTCAATTTTTGCATCATCTTCTACGTTTTCAAAAAGAACATCATAAACATTTCCACCAAACTCATATTCAAAGGATCTTTCGCCATTGTTAGTTAAAATAATATTTTTAAGTGCTTGTCTAATTGCCGGAAGGTTATTAACAGTATTTAAATCATTAGTAAATGGATTTTTACTAATGAAAAATGGTATGTCTTTAAAATCTTGTTTTTTCTTCAGCATAATATTATTTATAAACTATTTTTTAGTTACCCCTTCTGGTAATTGTGGTTTGTATTCTTCATAATTTTCAAATCCATCCCGTACTAAAGTAATATCCATACGATAATTATTTTGACCAGTAAAGATGTGATCGATTCCAGTAATTCTCCATTTTCCAGATATTCTCTTAAACTTATGCTTGGTTTCTGAAATATCATTTGGAATTATAATTTCTACAAGTTCTCCAATTTTGACTTTATCATTTGGTGGAACTGTAATTCTTATTTTCTGCCGTTCTAGTAATAATCTTGATTTTAGATCAATTAGTGGTTGATCTAATCTAGCACCCCAGAATGTAGCATAAGTTTCCATATACGCTTTATATTCAGGAAACTTAGGTCCAATTTCGGGACAAATACAATTACATGATGCATCTGGGTCAGACCAAATACATCCTAACCAATCTTCTCCTAAGAATTCTTTAACATAATTACATTCTTTTGTTTTTTGATATGCTTGGTAAAGTTCCAAATATGTTGGTTCTTCTTCTATAGGCATAGCATACAATGCTGGACAATTACAGTATGGATCATATGCACAACCTCCAGCAGATTGTATTGCTCCATTTTGAATTGCTTTAGGATTGATACACTTAAGACCAATATCATCACATGATCTAGTTCCTCTTGCATATACTACAAATTGCATTGCAAAGTTGCGATCAAAGAAATCATATTCAGTATCAACTGGTGGAGTTATAAGTCCATATTCAGTTTCACCACTTAAATCATATTTCCATAAATCTTCAACTTTAACAAGACCTGGTTGCTTATATAATAAGAAACTTCCAGCAAGATAATGCATCAAAGAATCTCTAAAATATGAAACTATACCATTTACTGATGATGAATATGGAGAAATATGACTCTTAGCATCAGAATCTTCAACAAAGAATGATATATCTGGTGCTACTGTATCTAACATTGATCTAGCATCTTCTGAAAGTGCTATCCAATTTTCAAATTCACTACCATACCAAGATTTCCAGTAATTTGGAGATATTGTAAATATTGCTTTACCACCGAATAAATCTCTTGCTTTTGTGTTTGGAGATTTAAACATATTTGCAAATCTAATTGGAATGAACAGATTTCTGGGTACAAATAATGACCACCATGATCTATGTGGTTTTAGTTTTCTATAACTGTTTGGAAGAATATATGATCCCATCACCGAGGTTCGATATAAAGGATCAAATTGTTTTCCTGAACTCATACCATAATGATATAAAGATTCCATCCAATCTTGAGATTCATCTTCAAAGTAGTATGCACCACCCATATGGAAATCTAAATCATAACCACCACCATGCATATCTTCTTGGGTTGGATCATATGAATAATATGGATATTCAGTTTCAAATCCAACCTCAGGCCATAGATCCATTCCATTATAATCAGTAGTCAAATAATCAGTCTTAGATAACATAGATCCAATATCATGATTCCACCATTTATAATAATTACCTTTATCAGCACCTATCAACTTTCGATTTGTTGGTAAATCATCTTTTATTTTCTTAACTGCTATATCAAATCCATATGGATCAATACCAATCACTGCACAGTTATACTTAACACCTTGTCTTCCAAAAGGTCCAGGTGTCATTTGTACAAGATATGGTAAGAAGTATTCAGAACCAGCATCTCGAATAAACCCATTTGGAAATTCACGAATTCGATCAAGACCAATTGGATTATTAAATTCTATGCGAACATAAGAAGAAATTTCTTCTTTCTTTAAATTTGGTGGTTTCTTTTGGACAGGTGTATTATTTTGCTCTGTATTATAAAATCTAAACGTATTATCAATTGGAGCAGAAAATGCAGGAAGTTCAAGATCACTTTGCGCTTTTCCATAATTTTTAAGTTCCTGAAAACTAGAAATTGTACTTAGATTTTGAATATCATTAGATGCAATATGCAATATTGCATCTTCTACATATTCTTCACCTTTAAAGGATGGACCATAAGAACCAAAATCTCCAGAACTTCCAGGATTATCTGTAGAATCTGCATCACTAAAACCAATCCATTGGTGTGCATGTCTAGAAGTTATAAATGAATTTTTTGTATATCCTTGATCATAATAGGGGTGTGCTGTAGACCCACTGTTACCTCCAAAGAAAATATTATAAATCCATTCTCCGGCACTTGCTCCTGTAATTCCTTTAGCAGTTGCAAGTAGTTCATATCTGCTTCCTCTTACTTCTTTTCTTTTAATGGATTTTATATTTTGAAGAGATAGTGGAGAAGATATAGTCTCCTTGTTAGTTTCTTCATTTTTAAATATATTTTCTCCTGGTTTCTTTGAGAAGAAGAATGAATTTCTATTATACCAATCCTGATATGCAGTTATCCATTTTTGTTTAAATTGTTCTCCTACTAAATTTCTTAGTTGAGTAAATAGTTCTTTTTCAGCACTTAATATTTTTATTTCTGCTTCACATGTTCTTTTTAGAACTTCTAATGCTACTGCACTCAAGCATGTAGTATTATAACATTGTCCAGCATTTAAACAATTTTTAGTTTCTGTCACTACATCTTGATTAACAACTGCTGGTATTAATTCTGAATCAGTACCATAATCAAGATATGACCAATCACTTGGAACTGCATCCCAGAGATATGGAGCAGCATAAAGATATATTGGACTATATTGTGAACTTGCAGCATTAACATACTTGATATATCCACGAATTATTGGATCAATCGAACATGCCTTCAATAACGCAGGATCAATATAGATAACATCTTGCTCTGTTGGTAATGCTGAAGGTCCAGTTGGTCCAGTTGGTCCGGTAGGTCCGGTGGGTCCAGGTTCACAGCAACATTCTCCGGGATCATCACTGTTGCATGTACCACTACAACCAACTACATTTGGACCCAAATATGTTGTAAAGGGTGGACATGTAGTTCCATCTACTGAAAATATATTACCGCTATCTTTATCACAACAACACGAACCTGATGTTGTACATAGATCACAAGCATTTTCATCTGGTCCAAGAAATAATCCATTTATTGCACTACAATTACTTAAAGTTGTATTTGTACAACCTAATGCAGAACAACAAAATCCAGTAACATCACCACCCCCACCCCCACCACCACCGCCACCGCCATTAGCATCACACAAATCTTCACATAAAGAACAATACATACCACCGTCTGCACAGTTAATAAGATCTTCAGTTGTTATTATCGGAGAACAAATTCCATTTACACAGCAACAAAATGTTGGTACATCTACACCTAGTAAAGATTCTGTCGTTATAGTTCTAAATTCTATATTGCTAGTATTTTCTTCAGTATCTTCAAATCCTAATGTGAATGATGTTTGATTATTGGAAGTTTGACCAAGAACTACTTGAGCAAATCCTTTATTTTCTGGAATTGCACTTGCAGGGATTAAACCAAATTCATATGAAGTTATAGGCCATTCTGGTATAACTTCTTTTACAATAGCATCTCCAATATATCTTCCTTGTATACCAGTTTTTAATAAATCAATAGGTCTTTTGATTGGAGAAACCTTATCAATTAATGCCTTTTGAAAGATTGAATCAGCAGTTGTTTTATAGGTTGAAACTCTATTGTTAACAAAATCTTGTAAATCTGCTACTCTATTTGTTATTTTATTAAGCACAATATCATATTGACTCAAAGCACGATCAATTACAAATTTAACATAATCTTGTGGAGGAGTTGGTCCAGATAAATTAAAGAATTGTCCTATAGATTGATTATATGGATATGTACTCAAATCATAAGATTGAGTCAATCCTCTTTCTAAGAATGTATTTCCAGAATCATAATTCAAAAGATCAGTAAAGGATCCAGCAGCAGCGATCTTATAAGATTGATCCATATCTGCGAATAAACCAGTTGGACCAAACAAAGCATTATAAGTATAACCTGTAACATCTCCAGGGTTTGTAAAGATTTCAATATCTTTAGTAGATCCTAACGCACCATTTTCATGACAACAAACAGTACATCTAAATACTTCCCATTTTCTTTTAATATTTTTAAGATAAGCATATCTATTTCTATTAAAAATTAAAGGTTTACGAATTTTTTCATGTATGATACTTAAAACTTCTGGACCAAGATCTGTGATATCATATGGTGGTTGATATAATGTCTTTAACCATTTTGGATTTGATACAGAATACTCTTCCCATTGTTTTGATTGAGAATTTAAAGTAGAAGTAAAGTATCCATAAACATTATCAGAATATATGCTAGGCAAAGCACCATCATATTTTGGTTTTGGAATCGCATATTTTTCATAATCGTTTGGAACTTCTTGAATATCATCTCTAATCTTATGAGATTCATACAATAATAAAGAATCAGCACTATATCCTAAAAAACTAGAATATTGAGCAGTTACACCTTGTACGATTTCCAAGAAATCAGAATACATAGACTGCATTGCATCTGTATAATCTGTTCCTGATTCTGATACTATTGGTTTTTTAGGGTTTATTGTTTCATATTGAACATATTCAGTATTAAAATAACTATCGTATAATTTTTGTAAGTTATATTCAGTTAATACTTGCATTCCCAAAATTTTATTTGGATTAGTTTCTTCTATTGTAACTAAAAAACCATCAACTGGTTCTTTATTTTCATCTTTGATTGATGGTTTGATATATTTAAAATTCCAAGAATTTAAATCTTGCCACCAAAATGTTGGAGCATATTCATTTAATGCACTACTATTACTTCTTGCTGACGACTCTAATAATTTTAAAATAGAATTTGGAGTCTTATACTTCATTGAAGGATAAGTAAAATTAATTCTTCTACTCCAAATTCCTACTGGAGAATCATCAATATTTAAAGTTTTACTTTTATTATTTTTAATAAGTTTAGAATATACTTCATTTACAAATCCTTTTAATAAAGGACTATCTTCTCCTGTAGATCCAGCACTCTCTGCATTTGCAATATACATGATACGATCATCAGGAATTTCGGCAACTTGACCAATATAGTTAAAATAAAAGAAATCTTTATCCATCAAATCAAAACGCCAAAGACTTAATCTTTCATTTCCTGGTGCTAATATATCTGTTTGAGATTCATCACTCACATGCTGTGCATTATAAATTACAAAGTTTACTGTTTTAGATTCAGTAGATTTTGGATTAATTTTAAATTTAATTTCAACTTCACAAACATCACCATCACCTATGGCAAACTCATCAATCCAATTGCGTATATCACTACACGTCATTGATCCCATCATTGGACCAACAAACATATTTTCAGAAAATGAAAAAGAAACTAAAGGTGATCTTAATGATGCAGTTGGATCCCATGGATATAATGAAAATTCAACATTTTGTTTTTCTTCCTGATTTCCAGTACTAATTGGACGAATTAACTTAATAGATTCGATTGTGGATTCATTTGAATCTATTAAGTTATTTTCAGTTTTTACTGGACTTTGAAGAAATATTTTATCTAATGTTTTAAATTCTGGCATTATAATTCAACCTTTATCACTCTACCAATTAAATCACTCTTGACAGCATTTTCTAGTGCATTTAAAACCACAGCAAGTAATTCTGGTTTTAATACTTTAATTTTTTGTTTATCAAGATAGTTTTGAAAATTTGTATTTTGTTCAGTAATCTTCAAAACACCAGATGGTAATACACCAGCAGATGCTCCATATCTAAAAATTAGTGTTTTAGCAAAATTATTTAGTGTAATGGTATCGGCACTATTTGAATATGTTGTTCCTGGATCTATAGAAGTTTTTTGTATTGTGCTTCCTATTATTGTTCTGTATGGATCAAGTACGACACTATTCCCTGTAATAAAGTAATCAACACTTGATTTGTATTCTTCAAGATACTTTATAGTGCTTACTTGTTTACCATAAAAAGATACAATATCCATAACACCAGAATCTGTTTTTCTTGCAAACAATACAGAGTCACCAGAAGCAAATGTACCAGAACCGCATATACCCCTTATTTTTCTAAAATAAGGATCAAATGATTCAATATGTCTATAAGTATTCTCATCTATATCTGATGGTTCATTTGAAGTGACAGTGGTAACTTTTACCATTACATCACCTACTTCTAAACTTGGCAAGTCTTCTATGTAGAATGCTTGACCACCAAAATTGACTTCCTCTTTTTTAGCATAATCTTTAGCACTCTGAAACCATTCATTTTCAATATCTGCGATACTGTTAATTAACATAATCAACCATGAATATTGACTATTACCATAGACCTTAATTGATATTATTTCTGGTGTTTCTCCATCTTGAATATAATATTCGTCATAAGCATTTGATTGATCAACATCTTTAAACACCACATTCTTAAAAATATCAACAAGTTCGATATTTTTATTATTTAATATGTAAGTAATGTTTGGATAATCGTTAAATAACATCAAGCACCACCATCTCGTAAAGAAGCAATTACATTTGTTCCAACACTGAATATTCCTGCTGATCTGCTCTGAATTGCAGTTCCGGTAGACGATCCAGGAGAAGTTGATCGCACAGAAGGTTCTAATTCTCTAAATCCTAAACTTACAGAATAGGCAACAGGTTTAAATTGTCCACTACCATCTGAGATTGCTGCCAATGATTCTGTATCAAATGCAGTCTTTCTAACATCTACGTTAGTTAAAACGCATAATTGAGGATAACCAGACCATTCTCTGTCAAATTTAATACTGTCCAGTGGACCAATTCCAAATATCCACAAGGGAGGGTGAAAGAAATGAGTAGTTCTTAAAGAAAGAGCACCGATTAAAGTAGGAAGAGATAATGCTTCAAATGATTGAATAATTTTACCAGCAACTAGAGAATCGGCAACGGATAAGCATGGCATATACAGTCTAACATCAAAAGACCTATATGATCCATTTCCACCTTTAAAGGTAAGTTCTTTTAGGTCTGTTTGAATATTCTGTTGAAATGCAGTCCCTGCAAGTTGTGAACTCAAATCTATAACTGCATCTAAAGCATCTAATCCTGCATCGGCAGCATTATTAACTACATCTTGTACACCTTGAGGTACTAATGCTTGATATAATCTTTCATATATGTTAGAACCAGGTGTCAATTCTTCTGCAATGTATGGTAAAGATGTTGAACTTTTAAAACTTGCTGGTGCTGGGACCATTATAGAAGTTTTACGTTTATTAAGTCCTGGTACAGAAGAACCAGTTACTGATGGTACTGCTTCTGCTCTCGCAATCGAAGAATTGACATATTCAATGCAGTGAAATTTCATCCATAGTGGAATTTTACCACGAACATCTGTTTCTGATGGAAAAATCAGAGTAGATGCCGATTCCAAAATACTAAGGGGGTTTCCTGTCGTCTTTTCACTTGCCATTTTAGTCCCTATATATTATTATGCCTTACAAAACGGTATATAAACCAAAAAATCCCTCAAAATATATAGGTGATTTAAATAAAATATTATGTAGGTCATTGTGGGAACGTAAATTTTGTAAGTATCTAGATGAAAATATAAACATTATTAAATGGTCGTTTGAAACTTTAAAAATTCCTTATATTTCACCAGCAGATAAAAAAGTTCATTCGTATATACCAGATTTCATAGTTGAGAAGAAAAATAAAGATGGATCGGTTGATACAATCATAGTTGAAATTAAACCAGAAAAACAAACAGTCAAACCAAAAATTACTAAAAGAAAAAAGAAAAAAACTATTCTTCAGGAAAATTTAACTTACGAAATAAATAAAAGTAAGTGGGAGTCTGCAAAAAATTTCTGCGATGCACATGACTGGAAGTTTGTAATTTTAACAGAAAAAGAACTTTTCAATGGCAATCCAAAACAAAATTAATAGAACAATTAATCAATTTCGTGAAGAAATAAACAGTAGAGGTATTCAGAAAGCAGCATTCTACGAAGTTACCATGGTTCATGGTGAATCGATTATTTGCTATCCATTGAGTGTCGTTACTCCAGGAAGATCATTTATTTATTATAATCATGATATATGGGGACCAACTAGAAAGATTCCATATAAGAGAACATATACAGAATGCAATATGTCATTCATAATACATGGCGATTGGGGTGAAAGAATATTTTTAGAACAATGGGCAAATGACGGTATATCAAATATATCTGGATTAAATTTAGCAACTGCTACTCCATTAGATTCATCTGGAAATGGCGTAACAGATCTATCTTCGGCACAAGCATTAGCAGACACTATAGTTGAATCTGGAAGTTCAAGTTCACCAAGAAGTATTGGAAATTATTCAGATTATGTTGATTATTTGGGTGGTCTTGGAACTGTAAAAATTAAATGCTTAAATACAAATGATAAAGACAAGGCAAATATTGAATTTGTATTAAGAGAAGCATACCCATCAAAGTTAAGTCCAATCACATTAGCATCTGATGGTGGTTCATATGCTACTTTCAATGTTACTTTTCAATTTAGAGAATATGAAGTATATCCTGGAGGGAAATAATGGAAAAAATAATTAGTATGATGAAAAACTCATTACCAAGATATGTGATAACACAACCATCTACAGGTAAGAAAGTTACATTTAGACCATTCACTGTTAGAGAAGAAAAGCATTTGTTAATGATTAAACAAACTGGAGAATATGCAGATTTGTTAGCAACTATTGCGAATATAATTGACTCATGTTTTGAGTTAAATGCAGAAGCAAAAAAACTTCCAATATTTGATATTGAGTACTTCTTCCTAAAGTTAAGAAGTAAATCTATAGGTGAAATAGTAGAACCTACAATTATTTGTCCACATACTGGTGAACGAATAAAGATTATATTGAATATTGATGAGATTCAACCAACAGTTAAAAATACAAATTTCAACATTAAAATAAATGAAAATATTATAGTCAATATGAAATATCCAACTTTAGATATTTTATTAAAAAATGCTGACGCTGATTTATATGACGTAACTTTAAATTGTATAGAAAGTATAGAAAGTATAGATGAGAAGATAGAAAATTCAGATATTTCGAAAAAAGAATTTCTAGAATTTATTGATCTAATGACTAATGATCAATTTAAAAAAATAATAGAATTTATAAAGAATGTACCATCACTAGAAAAAGAAATAAAATATAAAACATCGGATAATATTGAACGAACAATAAAATTAAAAGGTATCAAAGATTTTTTTCAATAAGCCTCAGTCATTTGTCATTAACTAGTGTTTTTAAGATTAACTTTAGTTTAATGCAAATTCATAAACAAACTCTATCTGATATAGAAGATATGATTCCATGGGAAAGAGATTTGTTCGTAGAGCAGTTGAGGCAGCATATGGAAGAACAAAATCTTAAATCAATGCAAATGAGAGCATTAAATAGGAGATAATCGTGCCAGAAAGTAAAAGAGATATTGCAAATAAAGAGTTGAGTGATACTTCAATCAATTCAAATTTTTTGGATACTATATTTCCGCCAGCAGTGTCTTTGCCAGAAGATGCTCCATCGTATGAACAAAATTTAAATTCTGAAAATAATTATAATGTTACAGTTAATCTAAATGGAAACGAAAATAAACCTTCTAAAAAAGAAGTAAGCAATGTTGTTAATAATATAATTAATAATCAAGTAATAAACTCACCAGAAGAGTTAAAAAAAAACTTACCAGAGGATTCCAGTCAAAAAGATGGATCAAGTGAAACCGTAATAATTTCAAATGAATCTAGTCTAATTCCAGATGAATCTACCCCAACAACAATTGAAGTAGAAAATACTAAATCAAATAACTCTACGCAAAATTCTAATCTAATAGGTGAACAAATTAGTGACAATATTGGTGTACAGATTAGTCCACCACACGAACCATTCTATGTAGAACCTCCACTTACTTTTGATTTAGATTATTTTGGAGAAATGGAACCATCTGAATATGCTAGAACTAGTTTTATTGAAAAAAATAATTTTAGTTTATTACCATATCAGGTAGTAAATAATATTATTCAAAGATCCATACAACCTGTATCATCTGGTGGTATTAGTAAAAATGCATTATCAGATGCATATATCAATCAAATTTCTTATATCGAAAGAAACATAGAATTAGAACCATCAGAAAACGAAACTTTCAATAAAGTCTCAGATCAATCTAAAGTTCAAGAAATTGAAAAAAATGCAAGAGAGCAAGACAATCAAAACAGTCTTAAAGAAATAAAATCTAGTATATCTCCACAAGCACAAGATGTTAGATCAATGAATGGTGTATCTTCTATTGCTGGTGCTCCTCTTGCGGAACTTTCAGAATCCAAATTTAAAATTTATTCTGGAGATAACAGTATGAACTTATTCACCAGAGAAAAAAACAGTCCTCCGAACTGGAGGACTGTCACAAGTTAATTTGACTTGTATTTTAACTTTCGCTTAACTTCTGAAAATAACTCAGAGCATCTGATTCTTCATCGACATCTTCTTCGACTGGTTTCTTTGACTTCATGACTGGTTTACGTTCACTCATATCAACGTCTTCAGCAGTTTTTGTTGAAGATGGAGCAGTGCTACGAATATCACCACCAAGAACTTCATAAAGACGAGTCTTAAGTTCTTCATATGACTTAAAGTTAGTAGGATCTACAAATGGTAGAAGAGCATGTTGCGCTTTCCAAATCTTTTCCAACTTAGAATCATCATCTGAAAGAACAGTCTGTGAATCAAATTCAGACTTATCGTAATTATTGAATCCACCAACCTTACGAATCTTGATTCGGAAGTTTGCACCCTTCCAGAAGTCAAATGGATTGATTGGTTCTTCATCACTAAACTCTGGTTTCATTGCTTCTTGAACCTTTTCAAAAATCTTTGTGCCAAACTTATAAAGGAAAACTTTTCCTTCATTCTGTGGATTGGCAGGATCTGAAACAATGTAAACATTAGCGATATAGTTCAATTTACGCTTACGATTACGTGCAATATCCTTGTCGGATTCGAGTCCAGAATTCCAAAGTTGATTATTTAGTTCACCGACTGGATCCTTTTGTCCAAGGGTTGTCAATGAATTTTCAATATACCAACCACCTGGTCCTTGGAATGAATGCTCATAAACCTTTACCCACGGAACATCCTCGTTATCTACTGGAGGAAGGAAACGTACAATTGCAAATCCGTTTCCTGACTTATCTTGTTCTGGTCGCCAGAACCGATCATCCTTATAGTCCTTAGTCTTGTTTTGATCTTCCATCTTCTTGATAAGATCATCAATACCCATCTTGGACTTCTTCTTAAGATCACTAAAACCCATAATTTCCTAACTTTCCCCGAAGATCTCCTTCGGTCTTGAACTGATTCGTGGGAACTCCCCACGTTTTATATTATATACAAAATAAATTACGTGTCAAATGAAAGGTAATTTATTCTTGGTTTTTGGTAAAAAATTTAATTCCCTTGCTTCCTGTTCTATTTTTTCCAAAATAGGTTGAGTTAAAAGTTTGGGAGCAACCGAAAAATCGTAAGAATATTCATCAAAAAAATGAATAACTGTTTCCATATACGTGCTTTCGTGTACTTTAACGTAATTTTCAATTCTTTTTGAAAATTCTTCCTTAGTAATGTTGAATATCATGTCTTCATTATACCTTAGAAATTTTATTTTGCAAGAGTAAAGTACATTAGTATATATATCAATAAAGGAATTGTTCTATGCCATATACTGGAGATAACATTGAAATTACAATTGCATCAGGTACTGCCGTAATTGCAACTGATTATGGTACTAGCGGTGCAGTAGGATTTAGTGCATCTCATGCACAGATTTCAAAGGTTGCTTGGGGAGATGAAAATAATAGTTATAGAGTTAATGAGGCATATCCACTCCCTGTAAAGATGTATGGTACTACTGGTACAACAATGCCAATTTCTGGAACAATTTCAGGAACTGGTTCTTTCTATGTACAAAATACTATATCCACTCCAATTATTATTAAAGGATCAACAAATTCATCTGATGCTTTAGTTGGAGTTACTGGATATATTCAAGGAATAACTAACGGAGTCCGTGTAGGAGTCACTGGATCAGTTTCTATTCTAGGAAATGTTGGAATTTTCGGTATCAGTGGAGCAACTGCAATTACGGTAACTGGTGGTCGAAGATTAAATTCAACATCCGATAGTGTTACTGTGTATGGTAATGTTGGAATTAGCGGTGGTTTCCAATTGCTTGCATCATCTGATTCTGTTTCTGTATATGGTCCAGGTGGAACCACATTTGTAGAAACTAATCTAAACGTAGGTGGATTTGCACTTGGTCGTTCTGGTGATGCACTCAAGGTTGCTGTAACAAATGCAGGATTTACATTTAGTGTTTCAGTTGCATCAACTGTTGGTGTTACAAATGGATCAGAAGGTCCATTACGTATCCAAGGTTACAGTGGTGCGGGAACTCCTGTAACAATTCAGGGTAGTCTTGCAGGAGGTGCTGTAGAAATTGGAGCATACTCTGCGGTCCCTGTAGGTGTATCTGGAACTGTATCTATTGATGATACAGATCTTATCAGTTCAATTGAAAGTCTTAAAACAAATATAGGAACAGTTGCAACTAATGCCGGATATGCACTTGATATTTTAAATCTTGTAAATTCCAGTGGATCAGGTGCAAAAGTTATTATTGATTCATTCAGAAGACCATCAAGATTTGTTCACGGACAAAAGAGTGTAACAACTACACCATCTGCAATATCAACTGAATCATTAAGAACTGGATTAACAATAAAATCACCTTTGACAAATGTTAATGATATTTACATAGGTAACTCAGTTTCAGTATCAACCACTACTGGTTATATTCTAAGTCCTGGTGAAGTTTTATTCTTAGAAGTAGGAACATCAGGAACAGTATTTGTTAGAACTGCTTCTGGTACATCAACACTAGTATACATTGGATCGTGAAAAATAATTCAATAAACAATACCACTAAATTAAAGAAAGGTACTAGGACTGGGAAACTAGTTCTAGTAAGGCAACATTTTCTTTTAGGTTTAACTATTGAAGAATATAAAACTGAAACTATTTCAGTTAATAGAGGAATTGTATCCACTCCAAATGTATTATTTTACACAAACAATACCAAATGCTTAATAGATTTTACCAATCTAACAAACGCAGAGATTGAAACTAATATTAAAGATTACTTTACACAAATGGTCGCTGGAACAACCATGACCATTTTGAATGGTGAATATCATGATCCAAATTTAAAAGTATCTGCTGATATTTCTGGAACTTACACATTTCAATCATTTAACGATGGTATTATAAAAGCAAATATTACTTCTGTTACTGGATTGTCGTCTGAAATAAACAGATACGATAAAACTAAGTTCACCGATATTCCATATATTATTGCTAATACAATAACAAGTCCATTAGAAAAAAGATCAGCATCAATTATTAAAAATAAACTAGGAAAAAATAGCAAGAATTCTTTTTCTTACATTGGAATAAATGTTGGAGATTATATAGAGATTCCATCCATAATCACACCAACACAAGTATTAGAAATTGGACTTGATGCTGATGGTAATGAATATATTTTAATTGATCAAGTTTTAAGTCAACAAGATCTTACTACGAAAAGTACTTTAGTTAAATGCTATATTGACGTTATCGATTCATATAAAAATGAACCAGATATATCAGATAATAGAACTGGATCTTGTATATCTTACCAAGGTGGGGCAATAATAAATTGTTCTGATAATAATACATTTTCTCAGTGTAGATTTAGGTCAAGTAAACTTAAAGATATCAAGACAGAATTTACCGTAAACACATTCTGTAGAACTCCAGAGACTGATACTGCGATAGAAACAACGGTCACAGAAAACCTTGTACAAATTACTACGGCACTTGTCAATAACATGGCAAACATTACCAATCCAAATACTGGATCTATAAATCGTAACGGTACATCAAGTTATAATTTTTACGGCAGATCTTTTTAAATTATAATTTTATTCTTAAGTTTTAAATTAAACTTGTCTTTTAGTAATTTATCTAATTCAGTGAATGATTCAGGGGAATCAAATAAAATAACAAGGGTTACGGTATCCGTTAAGACACCGTAACCCGTTACTTTACACCCATCTAACTTTTCTATAAATCTTTTAGGTTTTCCACTTAACTCTTTGAAAGAGTAAGTATATGTTACTTTAACCATTAAGATTATTTAGAATTTTCACTTCTTTGAGCAAGACATACTTCGATTGCATTCCTTTACATCATCACGAATTTCCCGTGCAGTATCATCAATATAACGATACACAGCATCAAAATCACGGTAGACTTCCGCTCGCTCAGAATCAACCTGTGCTTCGCACTTTTGTGCGAGGATGAGGTAAACCACAGCAGAAGCAATAGCAACGCTGCCAATATTTGTGAACAGACTCGCCATACTAGACTCAAGATTCTTACCAGCAAATGCAACAAATAGATTTGCAAAGAGCCCTAGAGCAGCAACACCAGCAAAAAATACACGACTTGTCATCTTATTTACTCCTTTGTTAAAATAATTGCGTGAAATACGCTTCCACGCCAAATTTGGTCCAAGTGACTTTCTTAAAGTATACAAATTTATAGTTTTATATTTATTCATAAGCATTCCCGAGTGGACTCGAACCACTGACCAACGGTTTAGAAAACCGTTGCTCTATCCAACTGAGCTACGGGAATATACTCCCATTATACTACAGATGGGAAGTCAAGTCAAGGTTAAACTGTAAGTTTCAGACCACCTGTGTCGAGTGTCTTCTTACCTGGGATAAAAAGATTATTGACAAAAGTTGTCGTGTAGTGGTTTGCAAGATCCGATTGTGGATCTACAATAAACATAATAAAATTCTTAGCAAGTGTAAATCCATTTTCATCATTTGCATATGGCATCCACTTTGCCATTAGCAACTTGCCTTCTGGAGAAGGAATCAAGACTGCTGGATTCTTTACAGTAATTGTTTCACCGTTATCAATAACGGTACAAAGCATTTCTTCACCACTAATAAGACGAATAATCTTCACTTCACTCATAATAAAAACTCCTTTTAATTTGGACAATTAAACATTATACGATTCCAGAACGAACATTCTGGTGGTTTTTCAATAGGCCAACATGTGCAGCAAGTATCCGGAATTAAATCTGCATTCTTTGGATCTTCTGCTCTCGCAAGTGCCTTTGCTATTTCTTTTTCAGTAAAAAGCATATCAAGACAACGTCCATCCTTTGAGGACTGTAGAAAAATTAATTCTGTTCTGTTGACTTCTTTCGGCATGTTAGTCTCCATTATATCAATTTACATACTGATGTCAATATTTATCTTACCATTTTTTGCTTTTAATTTCTTAGAAACAAAATCATAAATCAATTCTAATGATTTTAATCCAATAAATCCCATTATAAATGCAGCACCATATTTACCATTAAGTTGTATAGATTCTGGCATAAAATGAAGAGCAATTGGAGTCAAATAGTTTGCACATAATGCTCCTGCTAAAATTGAAGTTATTGCTCTACCGGGTGTTTGATTTTTTGCTGTTAATGCTAAAATTAAAGCACCAAAAAATCCTGCCAACATAAGACCAAGATCTATACCAATTCCTGTAAAATTATCAGTGTTATTGCTTTGTCCCTGCATTTATAGTTCCTTATAATGAGTGATACTAAAACATCTTATATAAGGCATATAGTATGTATATAAAAAACAACCCCCATTACTGGGGGTTAGGTCAATTCAGTCACGGGATGATTAATATTACTCATTTTTATCATTTATTTACAAATTCTTGTAGTGCAGCAGTCATTTGCTTTAGACTGTTCTGGGCAATCATAATTTCATTTCCAACACGATTTAATTCTTTATTAGTTTCCCCAATGATAATTCCTTTATCCTTGTGAGAATTATTAAACATCTCTTGAAGATTATTGATCTCATAATCAGAAGGAAAATGTTTAAGACGATCACTTGCACGTTGACGAATTTCCTTTGGAACTTTCGGAGTCAACGCAGGATCAAGAAGTGCCACCATAAACATACGAGCACTACGAATAGAATTAAACATTTCCTCTGGAATAGTCATAATTATTTCCTATTGAATTTATCAGTTTTACATTCCCACCAAAAATGTGGCATTTGAGTAATGCCATCATAAATCAATGGAGTATAGGTTGGTTTGAAAATAGATCTAGAATCGCAACAAATTGAAGTAACAAAAATATTAGAATCTGAAATGCCATAATTCAGTAAAATGTTTTTTACTGTTTTAAAATTATTACCAGACATGCAACCGCTATCCACTACAATAAAATTATCATATGGATCTAGTTGATCTGGATGAATATTTACTTTAAATTCATCAGCGTATGGAATACTAACTGGTTCAATATCAATTGGTCTATTATCGACAGAAAGACGATGAGAAAGTAATTGAGCAAAAATTCCAGAATATTCTGTACTAAGTTGAAGAATACATGTATTCAATTTAATTTGAAAATTATTTCGAACATAATCAACAATATCTTGTACTAAAGTTAGTTCCCATTCTTGGGAGATATATAGATTTGATTTCATAAGTCAATAAAATTCAAACACTCGTTTTAATTAAAGGGGTTTTTTGTTTCTCAATTTCCTCTTGCTTCTTCTTTGCTTCCTGAAGAATTGCTTCTTTCTGTGCGTCTAGAGTAGCATCCACCTTGTCGAAGATCTTTCCAAGATCCTTCACATAAATGATGGTTTGACCATCTGCATTCTTTGCAGAGTTGTAGAACTCTTCACGCATACGTTCATACTTCCAATGTGTATGTTCTAGTTGGAGAAATACATTGAAATCTTCAGTAGTGATTTCATCCGCCTTGACCATATGCAGTCCTAAAGTTTCAATTTTTTTATCACCAATTTCAGTAAATGGAAGAATTGGTGGAGCAAAGGTAACAACAGCACATACAGATGTGATCATTACAATAGAATTCATTTTTATTCCTTTTTAAAGTGGATCATGAAGGACTTGCACCTACGAAGTTAAATAACAAGTGATTTACAGTCACTCCCCGTTGCTGCTTGGGTAATGATCCAAAGTACGCCGTACAGGTGCTGCCCCTGCGCTTAGACGATTATAAGTCGTCCTGAGATGCTGACCTCCCACGGCGCGTTGATGTAATTATAACAGGTCTTTAGTGTCTTGTCAAGTGTCTTTCAAAGAAGTCCCATCTCTTGATCCAACCGTGCAAGAGCATCCAATGGATCTTCCTTGTTCACGGTAGGAACAATGATCGTTGACTTCTTGTTATTTACATGACCATTTTCATTTTTATGAAAATAATTACTCTTCTGACGATCATCATCATGACCCAGACGATAATTAATTTCTTCAACACCAATAGCATTTAAAATGATTGCATCTGTATCGACGTTTGCAATAATGCCTAGAATTTGTTGAGATGCGATAAGTGCTTCTTCTTCACTCATATTGAGTGGAATATCGATGTGTAAACGGTATGGCATAATCAATCCTGTAAAAAATTCACAATATCTTCTTTAGCAACTTCAGTGATTTGACCAGAATCAGTCTTAATCTTGACCATTTCATTACCAAATAAATCAGTAAATGTTTCAAGAATTACACAAGTTTCTTTCGTTTCTTTAATCACATATTTACTCATAATTACTCCATTTTCTTTATACCTTCGTCATCGGTATAGTATATATCACTAAAAACTTCACGACACCAAGGTGTACATAAGTCGCAAGGTTTAGACATGCGAAGTTGTCTAAATCTATTATAGCGAACATTCACTAGAGTCAATTTTAATCCACGATAATTGTGTGGAATTTTGCGATAGGCATCAAGTTCAGAATGCATCTCTTCGTATGCATATCCAATTTCTTTTGCCTTTGGATGTGTTTTGAAACAATTACGACCAATTGAAATCAATCGTTTCTTATGAAAGATAAGAGAAAGATGCTTCTTCTGTCTAGGAATTTCAAGACAAAGAGGATAAGCAAAATTCAAAATATTTTCAATATTCATAAAAAGAAAGAGGCGAAATTAATCGCCTCCTCCTTCAATTAGTAGGTTAAATTAGTTAGCAACACGATAACGAGTGCCATCCTTACGGAAAGCATAGGTACGCTTTCCTGGATGAGTATCGCGCATTACATAACGACCATTTTGATCGCTTGTGATTTCCCAATTACCATACTCTTCAACCATTTCACGTACATCACTGATGGTTGCACGGAGATTACGTACTCCGTAACGCTTACGAGCGGTTTCAGCATCGATACCCCAACCACGTGCAAGATGATTCATAACCTGACGCTTCTTAGAAATTCGCTTTGTCTTCATACTAAAATATCCTCTGAGGTTGACCTTTCAAAAATAGTGAACTTTGTCGGTCATTCGCCATTCACTTAGCAACACTCGTTGCCTTACATAACTATTATAACAGATGCTGTGTTTTTGTCAATGTCTTTGAGAAGAAAACTAAAAGTTTTTAAATTTCTTCTTGTGGTTTTTGTTTTCTATACTTTAACTTCCAAAGAGCATCCGTGATCGTACTTGCAGTTTCAAGAACTGCATCTTCTGAAAGTTCTGGTCGAATCGCATGAATTACTTCATGAATTACAGTATCCATTAAATCTTTTGGTTTGAGACTTCGCTTTACCCAGATTTCTGGTTTTGCTTTAGATGGATCGTCACATTCTCCACAAGTAGTTGGAGAAAGTTCTGTAGATTTTACTATCTTAATCTTCCAACTTTTTTTGTTGATCTTGATTGTAATTTCTTCCTCTGGAATCATTTGAAGTCTCCATTACAATATTTAATCTGCCCCATTTGGGACTGGTTTGTTATCGTCCCATACCAACTCTCTTGATACATCTTTATTTATGTTAACTAGAACAACACCATTGTTAGTCCACTTTACCCAATAACCACGCTTAAGTAGATCATTCATACAAGCTCTTTCAAAATTATTAAAATAATCTAAAGCAGAACGATCACCTTTTTGGAGGTGATCTAGTACAATATTTTCAATACCAAAATGCCAAGAAGAATAATAATAATCTGTTGAATATCTTACAAGTGCATTTAATGTAATATTATACAAATATTGCATTTCATATTCAATTGGCATTCTTTTTACCCTTTTTCTTTTTCTTTTTACCAAAAATACGGTCCCAGTTTTCTGACCATTTTTTATAGTCAACTGGTCTTGCCTTATCACCTTTACCAGCGGAATGTACTCTGTTATCACTCATATTTGTATATAGAGCAGACGATGGGATTCGAACCCACGACCATCGGTTTGGAAAACCGAGACTCTACCGCTGAGTTACGTCTACAAATGCCCCCACCAGGGATCGAACCTGGGACTGTCAGATTAAAAGTCTGCTACTCTACCAACTGAGTTATAGGGGCGAATTTGTGTGATTGGCGAATTCACACTATTTAACGCCTAGTTTCGTTTATAATTGTGAGGTAGAAACTATAAGATTCCCACAATCATGATTTTTTTCGAAAACCACAAAAACTCTCAAAATAATATAATAATACTTTAATATACAATCGTCTTAAATAATATTCATAATAATATTTCCAGCTATTATATTATACACAAGTTATTGTATCCCACAATCGGTCCCCGATTGTTCAAATCGGATTCACTTGTATGCACACATTATACCAGAACTTCCTTCTTTGTCAACCCCTCTGTGTACCATTCTGGTGCTTTTGTAAATTTCCATTTTGCAAATCTTGATTTAGCACCGATATAATAATTTCTGTACGCTTGGACGGCATTCCCAGGAACTTTATACTCATCTGGCATTGCCTGAGCAAATGGCGTTAAATCGCCTTCTGGTGTCCGTAATGGGTAATACTTTGAAAACCACACAGTCATGTCATGTGCCTTGTGAGTTTTACCATACCTGTGTGTATATTCACATGACAATGCAAAAGTATGATCTGCTAACCACATATAATTTGATGTTGTTTGCCTTGCCCAAATTGTACAAGGGTGGTTGTGAAATGATTCTTTGTATAATTCTACTGGTGCATAAACAACATGACTACCTGACATACGATGAATTGTAGAAAGCATTTGACAACCTTCTACAATCATTTTTACAACATGCTTATCACAAAGTTGTTTTGCAGAAGCAATTGGACAATGATCCACGACAAAAATGTTCATGTCTAGATTATACCAAAATATTATGTCAAGTCAAGTCAGTATGTGTAAGATCCGTGATGTGGAAGAACACCACCCATACGATTTTGAACAGCACGACCCATAACACCAATTAATTCATGTGTGAATGCTGGTGTTTGAATTTTTTGTTTACTTCCTTGTACTGGATTTTGATAATAACCGTACTTTTGTGCTTCTCTATTATATGCTGCTTTCTTGAGAGAAGAGAGTCTTGTAACATTAAATGTCAAGTCTGGATTATTTTCTAAATTTTGACCAACTAAGTCAATAATACCTTTATTTCTTCCACTAATCTCAGTGTTAGATTCATATTTTTTTCTTGCCTGAGAAATAATTTTTGCTCTTAGTGAAGGATCTATATTTTGAATTTCTTGAGATGTTATCGGATCAAATTGCTTTGAACGATTTGCTGATGTGACAGATGGTGGAAAATTTACTGGAGAAGTAAAGTTTGCCATCGCCACTCGCTGTAAATTTTTATTTAATTTAATCGCTTCTGTTAATATCTCTTTGAATTTTTTCATAAACACCTCACAATATTTATAAAAATAGGGAAGATCAAAGTCTTCCCATAGCGATTTTAGGCAATCTGCCTTCCTTATATAACTTTTCAAGAGTCTTCTTTTTTGCAAAGTTAAGAATATTTTCTTGATTTTTTCTTGTTGCTCTATTTTTTCGTTTACGATGTTTTACTTTGACTTCTCTATCTGTTGTGTTTGCCATAGTTTACTCTTTTCATTTTTAATAATGTTATTTGCTCTACAACCTTCTTGGTTCTTGCGTCTATTTGTAGAATCAATGAACATTTGATCTCTCAAATCACGCATTGCTTTTGCAGAAAATCCACGAAAATTTCGCTTACGTCTACCCATTTTAAAGTCTCCTTTCGTCTGCTTCTTTTCTCAACTTATTAATAATTTCTTTTGCCTTAAGTCTATTCTCTTCTGTTTTTTTCTTTTGTTCTAAAACTTTTTCTTCAAAAGTTTTCTTGATATTTTTCTTTTTGGTATCTGTATTTTTCTTACCTTCGGTTTCATCTATGGTCATAACCATAGTAATTTTAGAAATTCTAAAACTTCTCCAATCACCTTTTTCTACATCCCAAACAGGTAAGATTTCAAGATTTTCCCCAGATCTTGAAATCTTTTCTGGATATGATTCATATTTTCCTGGAAGAAAATCAGACTTCAGAGTACAGACCATTGTGCGTACTGTATTATCAATCTTATTAAATGTTATCTTGCATTTTCCTTTTGACAAAACTTGCAAAAGAGTATTTCGGTTTATGTCTTTTGGAAATAAAGTCATTCTGATTTTCTCCTGGAAAATATTCTGGAATACCTATATTTTTTCTGATATTGCTCCTGATTTCTTCAGGAGTTCCTTGAGAATAATCACTTGCTACTTTAAGATCGTATTCGTGCCAAGTAGGTCTTTGCATAAATATATCTATAATTAGGAGAAATATTATGCCAGATACTTACAAATATACATTTAATGTTTCATCATCAACTGGATTGACTGCAACAATTAGTGCCTTTATGGCTCCTTCATCAGATACAGCTGTTAGAGTTGTTCCTGCATTTGGACATGGTTTTGCTGGTGGATCATTTGATATGACCGCAAAAGCAGGAGTAATTTATCCAATAAAATGTGAACAATTAAAACCAACAACAAATAATATCGTTGGATTTAACTAATCTTACTCTTTTGCTTCTTTAAAGTGTGATCGATCCACTGATCCTTCCAATCATACTTTGAACGACTATGAAATCGCATTGAATCGTTTCCAATTGAAATATAAGAATCATCGACATCGTGGAAATGGCAATAATAGTATGGACGATGAGACTTGGGATCTCCATACTCCCTAATATTAGCATTACCAGTCTTATCCTTTTCGACATACTCCTTGAGTGTGCCTGGTAGTGCTTTAATATTAAAGTAATACTTAATCACGTCACTATCTGTAAGATTTTGCCACCAAGAAACGAATTCTTCTTCGTTCATGTTTGGTTTCCAAATCCAAGTCTTATAACCATACTCTTCATTCAAAAAAACTTCAATAGTATTCTTACGCATTTTGTAACTTACTCTTCTTTTAAAAAATTTGCGATATGTTTCAAAAACTTTAATTCTTCGTCTAGAAAATATGTTTTATCTACGTCTGATAATAGGCGAGAAGATAACTCTGCTGCCTTAGACCAGACTTTGTTACTTTCTTCATAGAAACCATCATACGCCAAGACCTCTGCCTTGTCAACTAGTTCATAACAAGAATATATTTGATCAGAAATTGACATTTTTTTCTCTACGACCATCATTTAACAAAATGATCATCATCGTCTGTATAAAAATCATCATCAAAATCGATTTCATCATCATCTTCGTCATCATCTTCGTCATCATCTTCGTCATCATCTAATTCTTCCAGTTCTTCTAGATCGATAGTATCAAATTCATCATCATCTTCGTCAATTTCCTCTTCATCATCTTCTAGATCATCATCTTCATCTTCAAAGTCATCATCTTCAAAGATATCATCTTCATCCAAATCATCGTCATCGAAATTAAACATAAGTACTCCTTTATTATCAATCGTATTGATTGTGAGTTCCTGAACCAATTTCACGTTGTGCAATCATATTTAAAATTTTTGAAGGTGATTTTTGGAATTCTTCTGGAGAAATGCCCATTGCCATTGCTTTAGACATTGCCTTTTCCCAGTCTGCCTTACGAATTCCAAATCCTTGTGCTTTTCCACCAATTCCAAATCCATAAGGATCCATTTGTTGTTCCATCGACTGTTGTTGTGCCGGATCATCATATGTAGATCTTTGTGTAACGTACTGATGACCAGAACCAATGCCCATGTTATTTGCTAAATTTTGAGTATAGTTTGACATCTCAGATTGTCGGATGGTATTTGCTGCTTGATATGCGTTGGGCATTGTATCAATATCAATTCCATACTTCAACCCCTTTTGACGAAGTATTTCATAATCTGCATCATTTAATAAACCAAGACCTGTACCAAATCTTGTCTTTTTGTTTGTGTTATTAAATCCAGCACCGCTACGATTTACAATCAATTCGTCAGAACTCGACATAACATTATATGTACCAGATTTTGGTTCCGTTGGAACAACTGGTGGGGCAGATTCTGAAAGTATTTGTTTAAAAAAAGTTTTATATGAAATCATTTTTATTCCGTTCGTATGTATTTATTCTTTATTGAAATTGATGAATGAAATTGGTACAATACTCTAAATAATTATATGAATGCAACTATTTCTCTTTATAATGTGTCGTATCAGAAACTTGTTGAAATAGATTGGAAACAAGCAGTCATTTTAATAATGAAAGAAAAAGTTTTACCATGCACAGAGGAGGAGTTTCTTGAGATTCCTACTGGGAGTGGTATATTTAAACTACCTCTCCATATCGCTTTAAAAAAATATGTGCATATCCCATTTAGGGATTTAAGTCCATGTCGTAAGAATATCTTTAAAAGAGACAATTATATTTGTCAGTACTGTGAAATTAAATTAGATACAGAGACTGCAACAGTAGACCATGTGGTTCCTCGCTGTAGGGGTGGAAAGCACGAATGGAATAATGTTGTTACTTGTTGCCTAAAGTGTAATCGGAAAAAGGGTGATAAAACTCCAACAGAGGCAAATATGCCTCTAAAGAAAACACCCAAACCTTTACGATTTGGGTGCTTGTGATTTAATAATTTGTTCGACTGAGGTATGATTTTGGTGGTTTTGGTGGTTTTGGTGGTTTATTTGGATTAATTGGCTGCGATCCTGGTGGTCTTTGTGGTTTAATTGGATCACTCCCAGGAATTGGATCATTCCCAGGCGGTCTTGG